GAGGAAAAATTGGATGACTTTATATTTTTCCCTCATAGGAAGATTTGCATCCAAGAGTACTTTGTGTCTTGCTTGCACAAAATCAAAGCAACTCATCTTCCATTTATATGGGGAAATTTGCCTCGGCTTAGAATACGCCGGGGATAATCTGACCAGTGGTGACATAAGCACCGACAGCAGCAACAAAGCCAAGCATCGCTGCCCAGCCGTTAAAACGTTCTGCTTCATGTGTAAAGATTGGGTTGGTGTTGTGGTGTGACATTTCGATTAATTGAATAGGTGGTTCGTAAGGGTACTCGTTTTCGAGTAGTGTGTCAAGATCTCTAGTTTTCATAATTAAAAGTTAAGATCTGATTCGTTTAATTTTCTGAGAACATCATCTCTGTATGCCTCATCTGTATCATAGCGTGGATCTGCCATCGCTGATACAAGTTCTGCTTGAGATCTAAATGTTTCTCCAGAAGACGATGCAGCTTTGCCTTGTATCATTCTGCCTTCGTATCCATTAGCGTCGTTATACTCAGCTTGTAATCCTTGGAAAGCAATTTGTATTGCCATTGGATTACCTGAGTCTACAACAGAATCAAACGCATCAATAGCTGCATCGTTTAAATTTTCAGCAGCCCAGTTGATTACTTGATTGTAGTTTGCTTCTCCTCCGGCTGCATTCTGTACCTGATTTACTTGTGATTCAGATAACTCTACACCTTGAGAAGCTTGAGGATTATTAGCTTGGATTTCTAAGTAAGCATTAACTAAGTCTTGACTACTCATAGAACTAAAAGCATCTATAGTATCTTCACTAAGTTGACCGTCGTTTGCGTAGTATTCCTCTGATGCTTCAGTAATTAGACTGATCGCAGGAGCATTTTCAGATACCTCCTCATCGCTTCCTTCTTCTTCTTCATATCCTTCGTCGCTGCTTTCGTAGTCGACTTCTTCTTCTTCGGTTTGTCCAAGTTTCTTTTGTAATGATAAGTATGCGTTTTCTAATTCTTCTGCGCTTTTATATTTACCAGCTAGTAGTTGTTCTTGTTCTGCTACTAACTTTTCTCCTACTTCAAGAGAGTTCTGTTCCTCTGCGGATAGAACTTCTGTGTCAGGAGTATTATCATAAGATAAAGTTTCTGCCATTATTCAGGTTCTTGTGGTGGTTGTTCTTGTCCCCCGGGCATCATACCTTGGAGGTTTTCTGTGTCAGCTAATTTAGAATTAGCAAATTGACCAGCTTGTTGTAAGAGAACTGCTTGTTGTTGCTCTTGCATCATCTGTTCCTTATCGCCTTGTAGTTGCTCTGGAGTCTTAACTAGATTTAATACATCAATACCTTGTGCAGCAGCCAATCTCTTGATTGCTTCTAGTGGATTGATAAATTTCATCAATGCTTCTGGTCCTACTGTTTGTGCAATAGTTCCCATAAACATAGTCAAAGCTTCTCTGTCTTGCCCTCTACCTAACGCATTTACACCAGCTACAATAGTTGGTCTAATAATATCTTTAGGTAATTTAGGTAGTTCATTAGTTCTTTGTAGTACTAATAAAGTTCTATCTAAATAAGGTATAAGAAAAGATGTAGTTAACAGTGAAAAGATACCGCCGAGCTGTTGCTCTAGCTCAAGCTGTGTAAGCCTGACCTCTTCTGCTGTTACTCTTTCTGCATTCCTAACATTCATAACTAGGAAAGCTTCAAGCAATCTTCTTTCTATTGTTTGAGACATCTGTGCAGCCGTTGAGAAGTCAGCAGTTTTACCTACCTGTACAACTTGTACATCTTCTGCCCTGCCTTGCACGATAGCTCCGTTTCCAGCCTTTGCAATAGTAGCTGGCTTCGTAGTTGAAGATGGACTGACCAGAAAGATTACCTTACTGGCAGCAGCAGCTCCTTCGACAAGAGCTTGTGATAAACCTTCTAGAGATTTGAGATCACCAAGGAACTCTTCTACTCTACCACGTCCGTACTGTTCTCCGTCAACAGAATTAAAAGTCAGGACGAGCCAAGGACTTGCATTCTTAGGAGCTGTACTACGTGAGCCCGGTATTATCATACCTTCTACTTCTTGATACCATACCCATCTGCCGTTATCTAGTTTCACGCACGTGTAAACTTCGACATCATCAGTATTAGTACCATATGTTTTATCAACGACTGTGTTGGGTTCTTTCTTTGGAAGATCGAAACCGAGTACATCGCGATTTATCAATTCCTTTGTAACTATTTCTAGGACGTTACCATTTCCATCTCTGTTAACGACATACCTATTTAGAGGATAGTTTTTGATTCCATCTTTACCCATAAATAGTAACGCATTACCACCAACAATTAAATGTTTTAGTGCTTGATGTATTACTACTCTATCATTTGATGCAGCGATATAGTCCATGACCATTCGTTCCATCTTAGATAAAGATAGTTCCATTTCTGACATTGCCTCTGGAGGTAAATCCTCACCTATCTTATCTTCTCGTACTCCAAACTTAAAGAAGGTACCTTGTGGAGGTAGGATTGCAAGCATTAGTTTTGCTGCTAAACCTACCACACACTTGGAACCAACTGACTGCCACGGAATACGTAAAGTTTCGTGTGTAGGTTTTGAGGTTGTATCGTCTTGAATTAAATAAGGTAACGTGAGTTCTGAACAATCAACGGCTTTGTCTAGGAATTGTCGTCGATCTGTTACCAGTTGATTGTATCTCTCACGGGCTAACATTAGTTAATGCCTCCGCCTCCGGCTGGTCCGCCGGTACCTGTATTTACTTTAGGATTTAATTTAATCCTTAGATCACCTGTACCTTTAGAGTACTGGTTCTTGTTCTTGTTACCACGGTCATCTTTAGCTCTTCTTACCTGTGGGTTCACATCCTTAATTATTGGATCAGGAGGTGGTGCCGTAGGTGTTGGAGGTAATGGTGGTGGTGGAGCTGGTGGTAAAGGTGGTGGTGTTGGCGGTGATCCGCCTCCTCCTAAACACATAATTAAATTTCCTCGTCTGTTTGTTTTGCTTTTATGTAATCAACCACACTAGCTTGTCCAGCTCTGTACATGATTGATTGGATATCTTCTTTAGGGTGAATAGGTTTCCACCCAAAGTTCTGATCTAACTCATCAACTAAATCATCGAGCTTCTCGTTGTGTAGTTTAAGAGTATTGAGGGAGATTGACATTTGAGTGTTCAAAGAATGCAGGCATTCTAGCTGCCTTAGTTTGTGAAAATTCTGGTGCTTTGCCTTCGTACATAAGTCTGTCGCTGGCATCTAACCAAAATTTTTTGTCCAAATATCTATCGGCACTTTGTTTTAGGGGTTGCATAACCCAGTTGATAGTTGCCTTTCTTAACTTGTCTAATGATTGACTAGGCTTGAGACCTAGCTCTGTACATACCAATGAGTTAGCTGCCACATGGACTTGCTCGTCTCTGGATATGTCTGCACTGACAGTTCTTAGACCGGCATCGCCACAGAATCTAAAGAACGGTAGTAATACAAAAAAGATTGCTCTTTCTGCTACTAATGCTTTTAGTATTGTGTGGTCTGGATGTTCTTCCCACGCTGCACGTAAGCGTAATGCTTCGGCTTCGGCTTTTTCATCTACGCCTAGTGCGTTGGTGATGTAGCCAAGTGCAAGATCATGTTTGATCTCGTCCTTAACGTTTGACTCTAGAAGTGCTCTGGCAGAGTCGGGAACTTCCTTATCAAGTGCTTCTGTAATGAACTCGCCAACTGGTAACTCCATATGGCGTATTGCAAGAGCACGGTAGATGGTTTCTTCTGCACCTTCTTTTAGTTTTCCTTTAGATGTTTGTACTGGTGTCCAAGTTCGTTTCCGGGACAGTAGTTTTATATAGGGATTCATTGTTGACAGTCACAAGCTATTTCGTCTGGTTTATTACTCATAAGATCTGCCAAGTAATCTTCAACCTCAGTATCTTCTAGTGCTGCGTAAGCATCTGTCTTATCCTGAGTATCTCCCATCACTTGCAAAGCATAATATAAAGAAGTTTGTGGACTGAGTAACCACTCTTCTATAAATGCCTCATCGTAAGTCACCATGTCGCTCCAACTGTTGAAGCTATAGCCATGAAGCAGTCCTGTTCTATCGAGCATAATCATTATCTGATCTGCTACTAATTTATAACTCTCCCATCCTACCTCGGATGCGATCTCAACGTCGCCATATTTTACCTGTTCCACACCAAACTCACCTGAATCCCTGTCGACAACTCGACTAATAGGTGGTGCAATTTCTGGTGTAGCAGTAAAGCCTTTTAAATCTCTACTCCTGTAAGAACAACTGGCGGTAGGAGCTATCGCGAATGCTCGTTCCATGTTGTTCTCACGTGCTATGTTAGCTGCCTCTTGTATGCCGAGGAAGAGCTCACGTGCAGCTAATCCCGCGTAACCTTCGTAAGGCTCAGCGTTATTCGTCGCTGTAAGAGCCTTACCAAACTCGGCATATGTAATATTGTTGTTGGCTAGGAAGTTAGCTAAACCAAGCATTCCTAATCCTACTTGTCTGTCAACCTCTGGTGCTAGATACTCTCCAGTTGCGCCAACACCTGTCTTGCCATGGAGATCGCACAACTGCGACATGCCTTCACGGAAAGCCGGTCTGAGGTCGCCGATACGACAGGCTGAAAGATTGATATGCTGGAGGAGGCACGTTCCACGTGAGGGCAGATAAACTTCCAAGCAAACATTCGATCTGATTCTGTTTCCTTTTTTGTCATACTTTACTTTGTTGAGCCAAATGTCTCCTCTTGCAATGCCTCTAAGTATTGCTTCCTTTGTTGTAGTTTTTGAATCACGCCACCATTCTGGGGTAAGGTCAATACATCGTTTAACCCATGGGAGCTCGGCTCTTTCTGCTTGCACGAACTCAAGAATATCGGAGTGGTTAATATCAAGATGGAGGACACAAGCACCGTTACGGTACGTACCTCCGCGCCTAAGAATTTCATTTAATGTTGAGTAGATTTTTCCGAATGAGACTGGTCCTGATGCAACAAGTGAATCAGGTCCTTTATTAGTTGTTGTTCCTTTGGGTCTAAGTTCCGACAGGTGGACTGCGACGCCTGCTCCATATCTAAGAGCATGCGAAACAAATCTCCA